CCAGTAGGTGTTGATTACCGTCGTTCGGATCGGACCATTCCGACGCTTGGCGGCGTAAATCTTGAACTCATTCACATCCTTCGAGATTCCAAACCTCGCCGGCCACACAAGGAACAAAACAAGATCGGCGTCTTGTTCGATCTGACCGGATTCGCGAAGGTCGCCCATCTTCGGTTCGCGCGAATCACGAGATTCGATTGAGCGGTTGAGTTGAGCGAGCGCGAGCACTGCGCAGTTGTTTCGCTTTGCCGCCTGCTTCAGTCGCTTGCTGATATCGGTCACATCCTCATACCGCGAACCACTGCGGCTCGATAGCAATTGCAGGTAGTCGACGACCACAAACCGAACGCCATGAATCCCGCAATACTGGTCAATCAGTTCTTCACATCGGTCGATCGTGGCGCACGATTCTTCAACGTGAATCGGTGCCCGACTCTCGTAATGCGAATTGACATCCTGGCGGAGTGTGGCGATGTTCTGCGCCCAATCGTCTTCAATGATCTCACTGATCGACAGTAACGCCCGCTGCCCCAGTTCGATTGCCGCCATCTCTTCAGACAGAATCAAACCGGGATAGCCAGCTTTCGCGGCTTCGTCGATCCACTGCATGCCGAATGCCGACTTTCCATGTGATGGCCTGGCGGCGACGACTCCCATCTGACCGAACCGCAGGCCGTCGATGCTGCGGTCAACTTCGGGAATGCCGGATGACACAAACTGTGGAACTCCCTTCAGCAGTTCGTCGAGATGTGCATGGCACGCTGCGTCGATCGTCGTGCCTTCCATGCTCTTTTTCTCAACACGATTCGTGACGAACTCGTAAGCTCGCTTTATCGATCGCGGAATGAAGTCTTCGCGCTCGCCCTTCTCATAACCGTTTCGTTTGCACCAGATCCTTAATGCAACTTCGATTTCAGGCGTCGGAACATACGTGCGGACGAGCTCCGTTGCGATCGATTGCACCAGCCCGGAATTGCTGGCGTCGTTCAGCCCCGATGTGTCTTTGTTCCACCGTCGCGCCAGCAGGCTCCACGACCTCGTTAGCCTTGCCGAGACTGACGGCGGCAAGTCGTCGCCAGTTGTTGCATTCGTAACGAGCGGCTGCTCCGGCTTCAGTTGTCCGCAACCGATTTCGAAGGCGAGCATCTTCAGCTCGGCCTCGTTCGTGCCCTTCACCTTGGCAAACGCTTCCGACGGCTCCAGCTTTTGCCATTCGTTCTCGACGTCGACGAAGTGCGACTGATTCCAGAGCGGGTAGCGAATAAGATTCCCCAGGCCCTTGCCGGTGAACTGATCCTGACGCGGGTAGACCTCGACAAAAGGCAAAGAGAGGTAGGCGGAAAGTGCCCGCCACCACGCTCGGATAACCCACGGATGTGTTGGCTCGTCAAAAAACAACCATACGTGTGCCGCCTGACCGCTGGCTGATACTTCGACCACTGGCGAAAGTCCGAGATTCGCGAGCTGGTAGTAAACCCGCTCGGCCTTAGACTGCCACTCAGGGTCTGGTGATTTTTCCTTGTTGTCGAAGTCGACCGCAGAGCACCAAACTTTCGCGTCATCGGTCAGCAGGTAGAACCCGTAGCACTGCCGCTGCTCGAGGTGGTCGGTGATCAGACCGGCGCCGATCTCGCGTTGCTCCGGGTGAAAACCAGCAGCATCCCCAACCGCGATCGTATCGACTCGCCCGCGAAACCATTTCAGAAGCAAGTCAGCGGTTTCCATCATCTGGTCCCCCGCTTCCGGCCGCATTTCAAGCCCTTCGCCTCAACTGAACCGTCGCGATGGCAGACGATGGCATTCGAACCCGCACATTGAAACTTCAGGTCAAGCCAATTCGTCGTAGTCACATTTCCGATTCGGCTTTGTGCCATCACGCTCGCCAGGTCGCCGAGCACCATTTCGCACGGCCAAATGAAAATCCAATCGAGCATGACCTTGAAGCCATGCGGCAGGTAAAACACCGCTCGACTGTAGTCTTGTGCCTGCGCCAGAATCGGTCCCAGATCCTTCCCTGACGCCTTGCACTCGACGCCGATGGGACCGTGTGGCCAACCGGCTTCAATCAGCCGCTGCGTCGGAATCAGGATTCGATCGATCTTTGGTTCGCGGTCTTCGGTCGCCATCCGCGGCTGGACGTAGCAACCTGAAATCTCGCGGTAGATCTTGAAGCAGCCCGACCGCTCGGCGAGCTCGTCGAATCGAGCACACGCCGAAGGTTCGTCAGGGAACTCCAGAGCGGTCTTGAATTTTTGAAAATAAGTTCCTGTACTCACGGCACCCAATCGCCTCCGTTCGTTCCGTTCCGCTGGTCGCCCTTGCGCCCGTTGCCAGAATTCGTTGCCTTGTTCAGCCAGTTCACAATGAACTGCTTCATCCCGCTTGCCGTCTTCCGATTGCCTGGCTTGGCACGGACCCACTGAAGGGATTTGCGAATCTCGGCGCGCACGTCGAGCGACGGATAGGCTTCGACGAGCTCATCTTCGTACGACTGGCAGTAGTGCCACTCACGTGGCTTGCCGTCACACGGAAATGTGAGAAGAGACTTCTCTGGCGGCGGCCCCGACGACGGCTTGCCCGTCTCGGGGCTACTACCGTTAGGATTAGAGGATTGAAGGATTAAAGGATTAGAGGAAGGAAAAGCGCATCCTGCCGTTTCTTTACACGGCTCGCCGTGTTTTTTCACGGCTTTGTCGTAAGTCGTTGATGTGTCAGGCGGTTGCGGAATCTCGCTTTTCGGTTCTTTCGGATGCGGCCTTTGATGCACCTTGAAGCTGGGAATTGCCAGAAATTGAGTGCCGTCGACCTCGTAAAGAACAATAAATTTCTTGCCGTGTAATTCCACGGCTAGGTCATGAATTTCCACGGCATCGTATGGAAGGATCTCAACTTTGATTTTCTTTGGTCGATATTCGAGCCGTCCTTCACGATCAGCGAGCGTCCACAGACCGGCGAATAGTAGCCGAGCGTATGGTGACAGTTCCGCCAGATCTTCATTTTTGAAGAAGCCTGGTTTTATGGTTCGTGACCGCGCCATCGTCCGAAACTCCCTATCCTTGACCGCACGCATCCAACATCTGGTCGCTACCATCGCGGCCAGGAATCAAAAGCAGGGCTCCCGGCCTTGAACCGGGAATGGCTGCCAGCACCCCGCAGAGGCTCGTCTGCGAGCCTAGAACGGCACGTCGTCGCCGTTCCTATTGCCAGCGGCTACTTCCTCGCGACGGGCCGCCGTGCTCGCCTGTTGTTTGGCGACGGCACCCTTGGCGAGCGTCTTGCCGAACATCGCGTCGAGCTTGCTTGCCACCTTCACGTCGGACTTCTGGGGCTCACGGCCCTGAGCGTTGTAGGGCAACTCCCATTTCTCCGAGACGCCGCCGTCGTACGGCTCAAGCCGGCACTGGACAACGATCTCTTGCCCGAGGAAGCTGTGGGCCTTGGGATTTGACAGATCCAACTCGCCGAACTTCCGACCCTCCCAGCCGAGGTTTCGAAGTTCTTCAATCACGCGCTCGTGGGTCTTTTGCGTGATGTAAAGCGAGATGGTTCGCTGGTAGCTCTGATCGACCGGTTGCTGCTCGTCATTCGCAACGACAGCAATCGGCTCACCCTCGAGGAAGAAGAATGGAGTCTTCTTGTCCTTCGATTCGGAAAACCCCTGGTTTGTGACTTTGAATACGTACGTACCTGCTTCGTAAAATGCCATAGGTCTCACTTCTCCTCGGTTGTGGTGGTGTTGATGGAATTGCGTCCGGCCTTCAGGGCATCCTTGAAGTTGCCCCAGCCTTCGGCACCGCTGTTGCCCATCGGGATCTCGTCAACGAGCCCATGACGGTTCTTTGCGTCGGCGATTGCCGAATTGACGGCACAGAGCGAGCGGCCTTCGCCGCCGAAACCCTTGGCCTTGCGGTCAGACTTTTCGAGCTTTTCGGCGTAGACGTCGAAGTGCCCGAACATCACAAGATCCGCCCAAGCGAAGGTGAGCTCCCACGCATCCTTGTAGATGTTGGGAACAAAGCGGTCGTAGTCCGGGCCGGCGGGATTCTTGTAGGTTGAAATTGTCGAATGCACGAGACAGATGATCGACATCCGCTTTTCCTCGCGCACGCGATCGAGAGCAATCAGCAGTTCACGCCATGGGCCACCAGACAAGTAGCGGTCGCCGCGGGAGTATCCGCCGTAGCCCTTCTCGCCAAGGTCGTTCTTGAACTGCGTTCGCAGTACAAAGGTCTTGGCGAGATTGAAGAACCCATCGAGCACATCGAGCACGAGCGTCTTGTAGCTGTGCTGCGACGTCCGCAGGTCTTCGAGAATGCTCAAAGTGTTTTCCCAATCGAGAATTTCGAGATTGGGAGTTTCCTTGAGCTGGCCGTTGTCGATTAGGGTTTGCAGGCCGGTCTCACCCTGCGACAGCAGAAAGAACGGGTCGGGTGCATGAGCCGCCCACGACGTCTTGCCAATTCCACCTTGACCATGAAGCACAACACGAGAGGGAAGATTGCGACCACCTTTAACCGCGTCGGCCAAAGTCAGTCGTTTGCTTTGCCCCTCGCCCAATGCGGACATCGTTTGCCCGGTGGCACGAGTTGCCGTAGCCATAAAACAAGTCTCCTCAAAAAAAGAACAGGGAACTAAACAGAACTTTCACGATGTGCGTTCCACCAGGCGTTTAGGCCGAGGTGGTAAATTGTTCCGAAGTACAAACTCTCGCGTTCGTCTTCGTCGGCTCGTTCAATACCGAGCTCATATCGGTAGTGGTGCAAACGTCGACAGGTCTGGAAGCAGCGAACACGGCTATTGGTCAACAGGTCTCGCCCGTCGCCTTCGACTCCATCGAGCTCGCTGTGGACTTGCTCTTTACGCTGCCACTGGTCCGATTCGATCGACGTATAGCCCGAGCACACACCAAGGAACTGGCAGGCAGAGCCGTACAACATGCACGCACCAGAGTTGCGGTGATTGCGACCGTTGTTTCGGGTTGCCAGGATGTCTTGGCCGATGTCCCAAAGTTCGCCGGCATAATCCAGCAGTTCTGAATCGATTCGCGGGATCGCGCGGCGGGCGAAATACCATTCCGGTCTGACGGTCGTGCAATCATGTGCCAACCGAATCTCGTACAGTTCAAGCGTTTCACGTTCGCTCGTTTGCAGTGCTGCAAGGGTTTCATCAGACACCGGCGTGCCGCAGTATTCGCGGTTCGCCAGGATCAACGCCCGCTTCGCCTTGGTGATCTCAGCAGGACGAATGCCGGGCTTCTTCACAACGTCCCAAACGGTGCTGTCGAACTTGATGCCATTTGCCCAGCCAAGTAGGCCGTAGTGGCTCGGCTGACCCTCGACGACCAGCTGACGCCAGTATTCGCCAGCTGGATCGCTGATATCCGACGATGTTGTTTTGTGATCGAACAGCACGCGCTGGCCAACTCGCGACCGAGCAATCACATCCAGCTTGCCGGCCAGCTTGAAGGTTCGAGACTTCTTCGATGTGTCCGGGTTCACCAGATCCGCCGTCAGCAGTTTCTCAACCTCGAGCGCGACATATCCCGCGTCTGCCCACCTGGCGTCATACCCGCGCAGCAACCCTCGCACCTTCGCCGCAACCAGCCGTTGCGATTCGTCGGCGTCGATTCCGATTGCGCTGTCGACGGCTTCTAGTGCGGCCGTCAGTGCTTCCGTCTTACTCGTCGCGATCATGTCTGCGCCTGAGGTGGGGAGGGGGGATTACTTAAACGAGACCGAATCAGCGGACTTGCCGGCGACATACTGAACCGTGCATCCATCCGGTGCTTCGATGACCAGAGACGGCGAATACGAACGCTCTCCGCGCTCGAATCGCATCGGCCAATCCGGCATGTGCTGGTCGTCGTCGTTGTTCGGATCGCATCGTGCTACGCCAATCAACCAGCCATCAGCTGCGCCGGGGCAATATTGACCGAACACC